ATTGATGAAGTTGTAGCAATTATTCGTTCTTCTCAAAATCCAGCTGAAGCTTCAACTAAGTTAATTGCTCGTTTTAAATTTAATGAAGAACAAACTAAAGCAATTCTTGCCATGAAGTTATCTTCATTAACCAAAATAGATGCTATTAAATTGAATGAAGAATTGGAAGAACTTAAAAGAAAAATCGAAGAGTATCGCTACTTATTATCTGATACTACCGCTTTGAATAATGAATTAATAAAAATACTACAGGTAGTTGCTGATAAGTATGGAGATTCTCGTAGAACTAAAATTTTAAATATTGTAGAGAACAATAACGAAGAAGAACAGCAAATTCAAGAAGAAGAAATTGGTATTATGTTATTTGATAACAATATGCTTCGTCTTGTTAAAAAAGAAGATTTACAAGGTGGAAAACGTGGTCGTCGAGGAGTAAATATTAAACCGCCTAAAAATGCGAATTTAATTAATACTTTATATACTACTAATCTTGGCATAGTAGCAGCTTTTACTAATGCAGGTAGAATGTATAACTTTTCACTTGCAGACTTAGATTATGGAAAGGACTATTCAATTTATGAACTCATTATGCTGCAAGATAATGAAAAAGTCCTGCTACTAATAGATACAACTTCCTTCAATTCATATCATAATTTAGTAACCATAAGTAAGAAAGGTTATATCAAAAAAACTGCGACACGAGAATATAACATACGAGCTAAGAAAGGCACCGCAGTAATGAAGCTAGATGTAGATGACCAACTGGTTGGAGTTTATTTATCAATGAACGATGAAGATAGAATTTTCATTGCAAGTAGTAGTGGTAATTATAATTTTTATGAATTAAATGAATTATCTATTACAGGTAGATTAACTAAAGGCGTGAAAGCTATTAAGTTAACTAGTGAAGAATATATTCGTGCGGCAACCTTAGTAAAAAAAGATATTGAATATCAAGGTTTATTAACTATTACTACTACTGGTAAAGGTAAAATAACTAAGATTGAAGATTTTAATACTACAAGTCGCGCGATTAAAGGTCCTCAAGTCATGGCTTTAAAAGATGAAAATCTTGCTACAATTTTTGCTGTTCCAAAGTCTCAAGAAAAAATATTTATTACAACAAATAATAAAGCGGTTCTATTAAATGTAGATTCTATTCCTATTCAAAATCGTGTTACTAGTGGAATACGAATTATTGATGGCAGAGGAATTGAGTCTGAAATAGAAATTATGTAACGGAGATATAATTATGGATAGCAGATATTTAGAATTATTTACTTTAATTGCTCAACAAGTTGCTAATTTAGCTGAGCAAGTTATGAATGGTCATCAAGATAAAGGAGAAACTAAAGAGCAGGAAATTGCTCAAACAATGCGAGATGATTATTTAAATTTACATGATAAATTAACTACTAATCAAGAATTGAATAAAGCAGATTTTGCTCGAATACTAGTAGGAGCAATTATCGTAGCAAATCAATTAGATACACGTATTAAAAATGAGCAAAAAGCTCTTGATGGTTATAAGTTAGATATTATTCCTAAGTTAGATCAAATTAATAATACTGAGTATGATGATGTTCCTGCTCTAGCGATAAAATTATTTACGGTTAAGCAAGAAGAATCAAATGAAAAGGAATAATTAACATTTGACTTTTATAAAAAATAATGATATAATTATTATAGTAAGAGGGAAGCAAAGAACTAGCTACTCTTTGAGATAATGTGCTCCCACACAAGCCTCTTATATAATCAATATCCTGGGAGGGATTATGATGGGTTATATTTATAAAATTACTAATGACGTGAATAATAAAGTTTATATTGGTCAAACAAAACGAAGTCTTGATAAACGATGGGAAGAGCATAAAAAATATGCTCTTGAAGAAGATAGCCAAACAAAATTTTATAATGCTATTAAAGAGATAGGCGTAGAACATTTTGAATTAAATTTGCTTGAACAAATTGATTCATTACAAGAACGCAATGAACGAGAAAAATATTGGATAGCGTTTTATAACAGTTTTGAAAATGGTTATAATTCTACTCGTGGCGGTGGTTGTTTTGAATGGGAAGGTGCTTCTAAACAAGAACTTTATGATAAAATTATAGAATTGCGTTTAGAAGATAAAACTTACGATAATATTTGCAATGAATTACATTGCGGTCGTAATACAATTGTAGAGGCTTTAAAGGAAAGGGGACTATTAAATCACTATTGTGCTCCATTATCAAAAATTGAATATATAAAATCTTTATTACAGCAAAAATTACAGTATAAAGATATTATGAAATTAGCAAATTGTAGTTTTGATTTAATAAAAAATGTTCAAAATAAAAATCCAGATTTAAAAAAACTTTATAATTGTCATCACCCACAAGCACTTTATGATGATAAAATTCTTGAATTGCGTTTAAAGGGATTAACTTATAGAGCGATTGCCGCGGAAATTCCTTGCCCATATAAAACAGTAGCATTAGCTATAAAAAGAATGCGAAAAGATGGAATTAATATTTGACTTTTATATAAAATTATAATATAATATAAATGTAAAGAGGAAAAGGAGAAAATTCCTTCCATTTACAAAATAAAACTTATTTAATAAAAAGGAGAATGATGTATTATGATCACACCTAATAGCGAGTTAACTCTTAATTTTTTGAAGCAAAACTATGGAAAGGAATTCACCAAGCAGGAGATCGCGGAGACCTTAGGCATTTCAGTGCCTGCTGTTACTGGTTCTATTAATGGTCTAGTAAAGAAGGGTTATGTTACTGAGCGTATGGAAGAAGTTGAGGTTGAGCCTGCTACTGATACTCGTAAGGCAAAGGTAAAGACTGTTCGTCATGAGACTCTAACTGAGGCTGGCCTAGCTTACGATCCAGTTGCAGAGGAAGAGGCCAAGCAGGCTGCTAAGGCTGCAGAGAAGGAGCGTAAGGCTGCTGAGCGCGCTGCTGCTAAGGCCGCAAAGGAAAACGCCTAATTAAATAATCAAGAGCGGTCCTCGCTCGGGACCGCTCTTTTATCTTAATAAAATATTAAAAATATGTTAATAAAATATAAAAAATAAGAGGTAAATATTATGAGTAAAAATATTATGGAACAAGCAACGAATAAGATAAATATTGTTGGTAAGCTACTAGATACAACTTTCCGCGAGGGTAAGACTTCTGCAGGTCAAGTTTATGAAAGTTGTAATTTTACAGTTCGAGTAACTCAGACTTACGGTGGTAGAGAAGAGACTAGTGAAATTCCTGTAAGCATTTTCGCAACTCAATATACTTCTCAGAATAAGCCACATCCTGGTTATAAGAATATTCAAGAAATGAAGAAGATGAAGACTGTTCAGGATTATGGCGAAGCTGAAGCAACAGTCGTTCGTATGACTAGTGCGAATATTCGTGAGAATAACTTCGTAGCTCGTAGTGGTCAACTAATTAATGGCTGGCAGATTAATACTTCTTTCCTAAATGAAGGCAAGATGGCGGATATTGCTTCTTTCAATATGGATATTTTTATTATGGATATGCATGAAGAAGTAGATCGTGAGGGTGAACCAACTGGTCGTCTTGTAATTAAGGGTGCAGTTGTTCAATATGGCGGCAGACTTGATGTAATTGAGTTTATTGTTGAAGATAATGACGCCGTTAATTATATCTCTCGTAATTGGGAAGAGAATAAAACCGTTAATGTCGGCGGTCGTATTCGTGTAACTTCTCAAGAAGAGAAGCGCTCTGCAAGTGAAAGTTCTTGGGGTGAGGAACTACCAGAAACTTCTACTCGTATGGTACGTGAATTAATTATTACACGTGGTTCCGACGAGCCTTTCGATGAGGATTTTGCTTATGATGCTGTTGAAATTAAGAAAGCGTTTAATGAGCGTAAGGCACGTCTAGAGCAGATGCAGGTAGATGCAAAGAAGGGAGGTTCTACTAAATCTGCTACGACTTCAGCCGCTCCTGGTGGAAAGTTTAGTTGGGAATAATAAATTCCCAACTATTTTTTAAGGAGGGTTAAGTTATGGCAAATGATATTGATATTTTCTCTCTTGAGCCATCTAAAATTTCTAGAGATTTAAAAGGTAAATTTCTATTGATTTATGGTCAACCAAAAACTGGAAAATCTACTTTTGGCTCTCAACTTCCTCGTTCATTATTCCTTAACTTTGAGCAAGGTACAAATGCTTTAGCTGGAATACGTAGTGTTCCTATTCTTCGATGGGGAGATTTTAAAAAAGTATTATCACAGCTTCGCAAGCCTCAAGCTCGTGAAATGTATGATAGTATTGTTGTAGATACAGCCTCTATTGCTTGGCAATTATGTGAAAAATATATCTGTCAACGTGAAGGTGTTGATAGTATAAGAGATATTCCATGGGGTCAAGGTTGGGGAATGTTACGAAATGAATTCTCAGAATGTTGGCGTGAAATTACTTTGCTTGGCTTTGGTATTTTATTTATTGCCCATAGTAAAGATAAACCAACTGAAATGAGAGATGAAGATGGTAATGAAATTACTGCGGTAGCTCCAGATTTACCAAATCAATGCTATACAATTATTAATAGTATTGTTGATATTATTGGTTATTTACAGGTTCAAATGAATACCGATGGAACATCTGAACGTTTTCTATATACTCGTTCTACTCCAACAGTATTCGCAGGAAGTCGTTATCAATATCTTGCTCCAAAGATTAAATTTGGTTATAATGAATTAGTCGATGCAATTGGAGATGCTATTGATAAAGCAGTAGAGCTTGACGGCGCTGAAGTGACTGACCATACTGAAATTGCTCAAATTAAGGCTCGTCCTTTCCAAGAAGTTATTAATGATGCCAAGGAAGTTTGGATGAATTACTTAGAATCTGCAAAAACAGATGAAGAAAAAGAACAGCATTTGAATGTTATGAAAGATGTAATTCGAAGAATATTTGGTTCTGAAGATTTTAAATTAAGTGCAGCAGTACCTTCTCAATCTGACTTAGTGGAACTTTTCGTGGATGAAATGCGAGAATTACTATAATAAAAAGAGCGTATAGCTCTTTTTTTATTGACTTTTATCAGATTTTATGATATACTGAATATAGTTAGAAATAGAGGAAGTGATTAACTTGGCAATTCGTTCAACTCATAAATGTCATATTTGTAAAGAAGTTTTTAGAAATGAAGATATGGTAAATTATGCAACTCCTCGCGCAAAAACTTCTTATTGGTATTGCAAAAAATGTTATGATGAAAAAATAGCGCAAGAAAAATTTTCAAATAAAGTTTGCTCTATTTTTGGTATTAAAACTCCAGGACCAAGAATTTGGACTGAACGAAAACGCTTAATAGATACTTATGGCTATTCTGATGAAACAATTATTGATTGTTTAGATTATATTTATAATGTATTAAAGAAACAAAAAAAAGTTGAAACTATTTATTTAGTTAATCCAACTATGGTTGATGAAATGATGCGTTATAAGCGTAAGCAAAATATAGAAAGTTTAAATTTAGCTGCAGCTGCGCAAATTGAAATTCATGAACATATTGTTCCA